TGCTACTTTACAAACATCAGAATTGTTTACAACAACACTTGGTGCACTTGCGGTTGGTACCGATTTATCCGTCACCACCGTTGAACTTACTGTGTTTGTTTCTGCACCCAATGCTGAGTTCATCATACTGTTTAAAAAAAATATTAATATCGTTGCAAGGACAATACCTATTATTGATGGTTTTAACATTTCCAACGTTTTCTAGCTTGACGTAATCTTGAATTTGGATCTTTTGCAGCTTTTGGAAATTGTTTCATTTGTCCTGCACTTCTTGCACAATAGGATTTTCTACGCTTTGCAGCTTTAGATCCTTTTTTAACTTTACCTGTAACTGCTGTTTTTAATTTAGAACCAGGGTTCATCGCTCTATACTTTTTAACTCCCGCTCTAGTCATTCCCGCCCCCTTTTCAGTAGGGCGGAAATTCTTTTTATTTCTACGCGGTTGCTTATCAGCCATATAATACTTCTACATGTGTAGCTTGATTAAAGAAACAATATAAATCAGTTTCAAATCTGATTCCCTCATCAGGAAAACTTATTGTCATTACTTCATCTTCACCAGCACCAATTGCAGGAGTAGGTACAGTATATTTTACAGTTCCACCTGCGCCATTATCTATTAGATCCACTCTTCCTAAAGTGGCTCCACATCTAATACTTAATTGAAGCACTCTAGCTGGAGCACTAAGAGTATTAGTACCCGCAGTAACTTTTGTTGTTACTTGTCCACTAGAAGTTAACTGTTTATTCTTTATACCGTACATTACGATAAGTTATTATTTTGTAGATAAAGAACTGTTACAGTAGCAGCACCTGTAGTACCATCACCGTTGCCTGCTGTGTAAGTTGCAGTTACAGTTTGATCCGATGCACCAATGTCTGTACCATCAGTTTGTATAGTACCTCTAGTTGTAGCTAAAGCTTTTACGTTAGTAGCTGGTAAATACTCATCAGTATCACCTGCGTGTCCAACTTGAACGGTAGCAGTCCCAGTATCGTTAGAAACAGTTGTAACGTTTAATACTACATCTACAATTTGTGAGTTTGCAGGAATTATTCCAATTGTCGATGTGTTAGTTGCACCGATAATATCAATTACTGCTGATTGAGCCATTAATACAAACCCTGTATTAACACTTGCTCCTTCTCTTATAGTACCAGCTTTGACTGGTCCTGAAAATGTCGTTGTTCCCATGTCAACCTCCTTTTAGTTGTCTTGTTAAGTCTTGGGATAAGTATTGTAAAATAAAAAAGGCGCTCTTACAAGCGCCTTCTTCACCTAAGAAAGATTTAGTTAATTCTTATGAACCTTGAGATCCGTATACACATCTAGGATCTGAGAAACCAAAGCTGTATCTTTCACGTGCTTTATATCTCATGTTTCCTGTATCGAAATCACCTTCCATGCCAGTAGCAAGGGCAGCTCTTACGAAGTGTTTGAATCCATTAGGAGCATCAGTTTTGATGAAGTATGCATCAGTGTCTGATAGGTAGTGGTTAACCACATATCCATCAGGAAGCATACCCATATTTCTGAGTGCGTTAATGTCATTATCAGCAGTACCAACTCTTAGAGTAGAATTTAAAATTCTATCAGCTACAAATTGGATGTTTACAGGAAGAATTAATTTTCTACCTTGCATCGCAACTTTTAGCCCTCTTTCATCGATAAAGCCTGCAATGTCGATCATCGCTTGCTCTAATGAGGTTTCGTTCAAGTCAGCATCAGTTGCACTTCTGTTTGAGAAAGTGCCACCTAAAGCAGTTGGGTGTGCAGTGTTTACTAATGAAACACCATCACCGCCAGCAGTTGCGAATGCATTATTTAAAATGTTCGCAGCTTTTACTTGCTTAGTGTACGCCATTGAACGTGCCAATGATTTAGTATAACGAGCCGATAAAGTGTCATACAAGTTGTCTTCGACAGCTTCCTCAGTCAAACTGAAAGCTAATGCTACAGTTTCGTGAGTATATCTAGCAGTGAAAGACTCTTGTGCAGTATCAAATTGTACTGCTGAACCTTCCTGCTTTACCGCTGCTTCACCGAAGCCAACAAGCATTACTTCTTCTTCGAATGCTCTGTCGCTTGATTCTTGGTCAAAGATCTCAGCATGTTCATTCTCATATCGAGAATATTCCATACCGAAGAGGGCATTTAAGCCAGGCTCTAGTTCTTTGGCCAGTTGTGCTCTATTAATCGCCATAGTCTAGTCCTCCTTATAAGCCCACAGTACCAGTACCACCATTAAGAGAGTGATTGTTAATTTTGATAACCAATTCACTGTTGTTCGCTGTCGCGTCGTTACTTGGTATATCATAAAAATCAATCAATCTTACTTGGTGTGTAGCTGTTGCTGCACCTGTGCTTGAGTCAATCTCAACACCAGAAACACCTGTTGTAGTGCTTCCTGCGCCAAAGATTAAGTTAGCGTTTAAGTTAAGGTCTGCCGCCACAAGATTAGAACCTACTGAATCTTGTTGTACCACGAACATTTGATCTGGATCATCTGCTACGAAGGCAATCGCATCTCCTGGAGATAACGATGCAGGAAAATAATTCCGAAACGTCGGTTTGCCAGTAGTTGGATCTGTGTAAAAACAACCCATAAATACTCCTAAAAGTGGATCACTTGCAGTAGCTACTTCAACAGTTCCGTCATTTTTATATTTAACGGGGTCGCCAGTGAAGATCGCAGTGCCTTGGTTATCACCTATAGAGTATTTAGTAGTTCCAGTTGTCCCACCTGGAGCCGAACCTACTTTAGCAATTGGACGTAAACCGAATGCGGCATCTATATTAGCCATATTAGTCTCCTATTACTTATCTGGAGACATTTTAATCTTACTCATTAAGATTTCTTGCCCCCAAATGTTACTCTGCTTTGCCTTTCCTGATGGATTGGCATGCTAGGGTGCTCATCTTTATGTAGATCACTTTCAATAGCTGCTGTCTTATCGTTTGTAAGATTACGGAAATAATCATCCCGATCCTCTTTTACTTCAACAGGACAACGCATCAATAATAATCCGCCGATACCTATGACACCTTTGTATTTGCCGTCAGCAATAGATGGTAAATCCATTCTATCGGGATATTCCTCTGCTTGTACAAATTCATATCCACTTCGTAGCCTACCAATGATATTTTTTTCATCAGCCATGCCACGATATTCAGCTCTTACCCACCGATGGTGAAAACCTTCGGGTGGTTCAGGTGCTTCTAAGTTCGAAGGAGGAACCCATCCCCTCTTTCGAGCATCCTTTTCACGGGTTTCTAATTTGCGTGAGGTTTTGTTTATTTTTGTCTCAGTCATTTACGCCTCCTTCACGTGTTTTGCGTACTCTTCAAGTGGCACACCAAGTTTTTTTGCGATAGCTACCTGTGAGGGTGTGAGTTTCACAGTGCGGCGGCCTGATGCCGTTGTTCTTACAGCCGAGGCAACTCTTTGAGTTGGCTTAGGCTTCGCCCCATCTATTTGGGGAAACTTTTCTCGTATTCTACGATCAACTTCAGTATAATACTCATCTGACGTTGCGTCAAATCCTTCTTCTACTAATTCTTCATGTAAACCCATTGCGGCGTAAGTCATAATTCTATCTTGACCGAACCATGAATTTTTTTGTTGCCATGCTAATGCTTTTGGATCAGATGGAGGTCTTTGATCAGGAGAAGGTTGATTTTGTGTTAAAATTTCTGGCATAGGTTCGCCTTCTACAGGTCTACCTTTTGCAGCTTCTCTTCTAGCTTTAGCTAAAGATATTTTTTCTTTTTCAATAGCTAATTTACCAAGTTCCTGTTGAGCAGCGACTTGTTTTTCAACATCCTGTGCTTGAATAGCGGCTTCTAAAGCTCTTTTTGCAAATTCTTCTCTTGTTGTTGCAGCGTTTTCTCTTGATTGTATAGACACATCATCTTTTTGATTACCTGTTTCAAGAGCTTCTTTATATTTATTATTTACATTTTTTGCGTATTCAATTGCTGCTTGTTCACGTCTCTCTGCTTCGCGCATTTTACGTGTAAGCTTATCGATACGTCTTTTTACAGATTGAGAATACTCTTCAAGCTCTTCTTCTTTTGATTCACTTTTTATTTCTTCTTCGGTTGTTTCTTCAACTTGAACATCAGATTGTGTTGACTGTTCTTCCTTTTGTTCTTCGTTTAACTCCACTTCGACTGGATCACCAGAAGTATCTATCGGGACCATTTTGTCATTTTGTGTTTGTACTTGCATAGAATTCTCCATGTTACATTATGTTAGCTGGCAAAATATCTCTCGGATCATCAACGACTGCCAGTATCTCATCTTCGTTAATAATACGCAACTCACCACCATCAATCTTTACTCTAGATCCTGCATAACGAGTTATTATAACCCAATCACCCTCTTTACACCAAGGACCATCAGGATATCTCTCTTTATCTTTATAACATAAAGATCCAGTCTTTAAGACTTTACAAATATTTGTGGTTATTTGTGATTCTTCTACTGTTTCATCAGTAAGAATAACACCACCTTTTGTTTTACCTTTTAATTTTAAAGGAAACAAAACTATTCTCCAACCAACAGGTTTTGGAATTTTCTCTAATTCTTTTTTTTCTTTTTGTTTTTCTGCACCATCCCAAACGTGTTTTGGTACAATTAATTTAGGTTTAGTCGTCATCGTCTAGCTCCGTTTTCTTCAGCAGGTCCGTGAGTTCCTGTTCAGTTTCTTCAAGACCGCGAAGTTTACCAGTCAGATACCGATATTCGTCCCAATCTTTTACACCACTACATATAGCTTGTCTTATGGTCTCTTGTCTAGCTTTTAGTTGATTTTTAAAATAAGTAAAAAAGTTTTCTAGGCGCATGATTTCATTTGATCCGATAATTTTTTACAGCGATTTGGAGTTTGACGATTCCATTTCGAGTCTAACATTTCTAAACTCGCGCCGTTAAAATCTCGGTTCTGCAGGCATTTCCACATGTTACGGAACTTGGACACGCCTGTAGGGCCAAGCTGATATACCATTTCGGTAATGGTATGCTGCGCGGTTGTAGGCAAATCAGCGACACCATGTTCTTCCATAAGTGTTCTAGCTTTACCTATTGCAGTGTTTAAATCTTTATCAAATACTTCTTGTAGTTCTTCTTTGGTATATGTTTTACCGTCTTCAAATTTATCTTCATGCACCACTTTGTGGCCCCAGCCAATCGTGCGAAATCCTTCCGTATCTATATATACGTGATCTCTAAAGCCTTCAGATAATTTTACGGAACCCGCTAATTCGT